ATTGCGGCTCCGGAGGTCACAAATGCGACCGTCAACCGCACCGCGATCCTGCCGCTCAAATACATCATGGCGCTGGCCAAGAGCTGGAAGGTTCCCGACCTGCAGGACATCCCCTGGGGCAAGATCCTCAAAAGCTACAAGGAAGACGTGAAGCCCCGGAACTTCCTCAGCCCCAACGCGCTTCCGGCTGACGCGCTCCCGCCCGATTACATGCGCTTCATCGATTTCGCGCGCATCAGCGGGTTGCGGCTGGAAGAATGCTTCCTGCAGAAATCGCAGGTCGGCGCGACGCATATCCGCACGATCATCAAGGGCGGCGCGACCGTCGATCACCCGATCTCCGACGAGATGCGGCGTATCCTGATGATTGCGATGGCGAACCCGACCGATCACGTCTTCGCCTACGTGATGCCGCGCGACGGCAGGCACGGGCGCAAGGGCGAGGTGAGGCCGCTGACGCCGTCCGGACTGCAGTCGGCCTGGAAGCGCGCTCGCCAGAAAGGCAAGATCCCGGCGTCGCTGCGGCTGCATGATCTGCGTCACTCCTTCGCCATGGAGCTCCTGCGCGAGACGGCCAACCCGGCGCTCGTCCAGCGCGCGCTCCATCATCGCCGCATCGAGACGACCATGCGCTACGCCCGTGTGCTGGACGAGGACCTTCTCGCCGGCATGAACAGGCTCCAGGGCAGGAGCGAGGTGGCATGAGGAGGATTGACGATGCGTAAGACCACGCCGGAACGACTGGAGAATGGCCGGGTCAGAGACGGCCCGTATGGCAGCGGCTCATGGCTTGGCCTTTATGGCGCTTTCAAGATCCTGGGGCCTCACGGGCAGATGCTCGCGATCATGGCGTCCGCTGCTGATGACGACGACGAGGCGGCACAAGGGTGGGAGCATGTGAGCGTGTCATTGAAGCACCGGACGCCGAACTGGCAGGAAATGTGCTTCGTCAAAGACCTGTTCTGGGAAGAGGACGAATGCGTCGTGCAGTATCATCCGCCCAAGAAAGAGCATGTGGATTTCCATCCGAACTGTCTGCACATGTGGCGGAAGAAGGGGTTCGAGTTCCCGATGCCGCCTGCCGGCTTCGTGGGGCCGAAGGAAAGCCGCGAAAGCGATTCTCAGTCTGAAACTGCTGTACAAACTGCTGGACTTAACCGTGCTGAAGCGGAAAGCCTAATCAAAACAGGCACTTGACGCTTCGGCACTTCTGCTGGATCGGCAGGTTTTTGCGTCTCCCGAAGGCCCACCACCATGGTGGGCCTTTTGCTTTTAAGTCGCTGGAAAGCTTGCAGAAATTGGGCAGCTCGTCGCTGGAACAAACGAGCATCGTAAGCACCGAAAATTCCAGCATTTTGCCCAGAATAACGGGGGTCCGAGACGCGAACTGCTGGAAAACTGCTGGACTCGCGCACAACAAAAAAGGCCCCGCCGAGCGGGGCCTAGAGTCCGATTCCGAGGAATGCCTCACATTCCCATTCGGCAGTTAGCTGAGGCGCGTCCTCGAAGTCAACATTGCCCTTGCAAGTGACGTCACCTGTCTCTATATCAGGGACACTTGACGTCACCTAAACCAGGAAAGAGGGATTCGCTATGAAGCGCATCATCCAGGGCACCACCTTCGATACCGATACGTCTACGGAAATTGTCTCGACGAGCAGCGGCGACCCATGCGGCGGCGGGTGGTGGGGCCTATACCAGACACGCCACGGGGCCTTCTTCGAGATCCTGTGCGATTACGACGGGGAGCCCGCCTGGACCCCTTTGACCGACGACCAAGCCCAGGCTCTGCTCGAAAAGCACGCCAACCACCTCGTCGAGCACTATTTCGGGCCTTTCCCGGAATATGGCTCCGCCGAGAAGAGACTGACTTTGCGGATGCCGATTGCGCTGGCACGTCGCATCGAAAAAGCGGCTGAGGCCGACAAGGTCAACGTCAACCGCTTCATCATGAGGGCGTTGGAGGAAACGCTCAAGGAAAGCGCGGGGCAGTATCGCCCGGCCTAGCGCTTGGCCTAAGAGCCAAGCTCCTTGATCCTTGAGACGTAGCCGCCGAGGAACTGCACGTACTCGCCCTGTCGCCGCGGGATGATCTCGGGCGGCTTGTTCCAGTAGAGGATCGCCTCGGCGGCTTCCTCGATCTCGCCCATGTTGAAGCGCTCGACGGTCGTCGAATCCGCGAAGGCGCCGGGGCCGATATTGAAGCAAAGGCTCGTGTAGGCATCGAACTGGTGCTGCGTCATGTCGGCGGTGACGGCCTCGTTGACCGCCTGCTCGTACTGGTCGAGGTCGCGGTCGAGGATCTCCTCGGCCTCCTCCTCGCTGATGGTCAGGCCGGGCGTCACCTCTGGCGGCCCTGCCGCGCTCGTGTGGCCGACGCCGATGGTGAGCACGCCCACGCTGTCGTAATAGGCCGTGAGCTTGCAGCCCTCCCTCTCCTTCAGAACCTCGATGCCGGCTTCAGAAATGACCATGGTCATGCCTTTGATCCGTGATCTTGAGAACCACCTGCGCACAGGTTTCGGTCACGCCGACGAACTTGCCGTTGCTCATGATGATCACGCATTGCACATCCCCGGTGAAATGCTCCTCGGTGTCCCGCGGCTGACGGATGCTCGAAATCTCGGCGACGTTGAGTTCGATCTCCTGACCGCCCGGCCCATGCACGAAGATCAACCTGATGCTGATCGTCAGCGCAAGGGCGAGCCTCGGCATCATAGGCCGGTCGGCGATCCTTCCCGCGGACCTCCGCGCGGCGGCTTTGGCCGCGGGAAGCGGCCTTGCGGCGCCTCGCCCTCGGCCTTGGGCTGCCGCGTGACGGCAAGGTCGTAGCCCATGGCCTCGAGGTGCAGGCGCAGCATCTCGACTTGCGGATCGTTCGCCGGGTCATAGCCCGGAGCCGTTCCGGTCGGAAGCGGCGGCGAGACGACGACGACGGCAGGCCCGACGACCGACAGCGTCATGTTGTCGAGAAGCTCGTAGGTGTTCTTCGCCGCCATCGCCTATCTCTTGATGCGCGTCAGCGCCGGCCCGATCCCGACGCCCGGGAGCGGCGGCCCCTGCAGCAGGAAGTTGGTGCGCCTGCCGCCGCTCGCAACCTGCGGCCCTGCAGACGCGGGCGGCGGCGGGGACGTTGGCGCACCCCCCGGAACCTGCAGGGCCTGCCCCGAGCCGGCTCCTCCTGCGGTCGGCGTGAAGGACGTCCCGGTCGGATTCTGCGGCGAGCGCGTCAGCGCGGCGACGGCGCTCGGCAATTGCGATGTCCTGCGGCGAGCCATGATCAGCGTCCCGGGTAAAGGCGGTTGAGGATGCCCGGAAGCGCCGGGGGGCCTGCCGCGGGCGGCATCGCGCCGGGCATGGGTTGCGCCATGCGGCGCTGCATGTGCGGCACGGTCGCGCCGGGCGACACCGACACGGCGCGCGGCATGCCACCGCCCGGCATCATTCCGCCGCCGAGATGCGGCGAGAGATAGGGCGGCGCCGCGCCCATCCGCGGCGGGACCTGCATGGGCGGTCGCATCATGCCCTGCATGCCCGGGGGTGGGATCGCCGGGTTGAGGCCTCTCGGTGGCAAAGCCATGTCGTCCTCCTGTTGCTAGCTTCGTCCGCCGCCCTCGGCGGCGCCGCCTGCGCGACGGGCGATCGGGCGGATCGCCGGACCAGCGCGTCCGCCGCCCGTGAGCAGGCGCCACAGGCCCGTATTATAGGCCGCGGGACCTCCGGGCGGTTGCCCGGGTTGTCCCGGTTGCGCCGCCGCCGGGGCTGGCTGCGGCTGTTGCGCCACGCCGCCGACGCCGGACGGGATGACGGTGCCGCCGGGTCCCCACATCTGGCCCCGTCCCGGTCCGAAATCGCGCGCCCAGGCGCCGCCGGGCGCTTCGTAGGGTCCCATCGCAGGGGCAGCAGGGGCGGGACGCGCGGGACCTAGCACCGCGGGTTCCAGCATGGCGGGCCTTGTGCCTCTGCCTCTCAGCGCCGTGGCGACGGCATTAGGGTTTCGCGGCCCCGCGACCGCGTTGGGGTTCAGTGGCGCATTCGCGAGCTGCGCCGGATTTGTCCACGCCGCGCCCGGCGCTCCCGACAGCGCGCCCGCATTGGCTTGTGCCCAATCCTGCGTCGATGGCGTGGCAGCGGCTGGGCTTGGGTTGGCAGGCGCAGCGAGGGCGGGCGCAGCTCGCGCAGCTGCTCCAGGGCTCGTGAACGCTGCCCCGGGATTGCCGGCGAGCGCGCCTGCATTGGCGGCGAGCCAATCCGCCGTCGATGGCGCGGCTGCGGCAGATCCGCCTCTGCCGCGCGCGGGGTTCGGGGGAGCGGCGCCCGCGGGCGGCGTCGCCGCGCTCGCGCCGCCGCCGAACAGGCCGCCGAAGCCGGGCTGGCGCATCCTCTCCCAGAAGCCGGGCTCGGGCAGCACGTCGGCCCTGCGCGGCGGCAGCGGCGCATTGACGAGCGGCCCGGGAAGCCTGGGGAGTCCAGGGCCGCCCTGGCCCGGATTGTTGAGTAGCCACGCTGCGGTCGTCGCGCCGGGATCGAGCCCCGGCGGTCGCCGGGGCGGGAACGGCGCCTGCGTCAAAGGTCCAGGCCCATAGGCGCCAGGTGAAGCATTGGCCGTGCCGAGCGCAGCCGTCGAGGGTGGCAGCGTGGGATCGAAGCCCGGCTGATAGGGAAGCGACGGCGCGCTGTTGGGCGGGCGGCCATAGCCCGGTGGGATGTTCGCTCCTGGGCCGCCGGACGGCGGCGCGACGGGCGGCAGCGGCGCCCCCGCGGGTGCGTTGTCGAAGCCGAGAGCGGGCGGGATCTGCCCGGGCAGGCGGCCTGCGGTGTAGTCGGCGAGCGCGTTCGCGCCCGGGCCGCGCCCTGCCATGCTGACCGGCGTGTCTTGCGGCAAGGGCTCGGGATAGCGCCCGAAAGACGCACTGGACGGTCCAGGCCCGTAGGTCGAGGGGCCGAGATTGGCCGTCGCGGTCGGGGTCGGCGGCTGCACGGGCGGCGTCGGAGCGGGCGGCGTGGGAGCGGGAGGCGCTGCAGGCGGCGGCATCGAGCCGACGCCGAGCCCGTAGGTCGAGGGGCCGAGATTGGTCGTCGCGGCGGGCGACGGGACGAAGGGCGCAGGCGGCGGGGGCTGCTGCGTCCATGTTGCGTCCGGATTCCCGGCCAGCGCGCCGGCGTTGGCGGCGGCCCAATTGGCTCCCGGAGCGCCGTAAAGTCGATCGAGCCAGGACGGCATGGCGTCCTCCTATGTCGGCGTCGCGCTTACTCCCGAGGGGAAGGCGACGGGTTGCTTGCGGTACTTGAAGGGATCGAAGGCTCCAGCCGGCGCAGAGGGAGGGCTTAGCGCCGGCTGGTCCGGCGATGCCGAAGACGACGAGTCACCAGCCGTCGTCGGCTGGATGCCGGGACTCTCGACAGGGGCCTGTCCCGCTGTCGGATATTGCGGCTGAAGGGGCGGCGGTGGCGGCGGGGGCGCCGCGATCTGCTGCCCGATATTGGCGATTGATTGCATGGCCGAGGCCTGCTGCCGCTCCGCTTGCTGCTCGACCATCGCTGCCGTGCTCATTAATTGCGCTTGCGGGAGCTGCGGCGCGCCGGTCGCGGGAGCCGGCTGCGCGGAGCTCGCCGGCTGTTGAGGCCCGGATACCGCCATGCCGGTCGTCTGCGTTCCGAGATAGGGCATCGTCCCCTGCACCGGCATCGCGACGTTCCAGACGGCGGACATGCCCTGGCCCGACGCCATGGCGGCCTTCAGCGCAGCCAGCTGCTGCGGGTTGGTTTCGAGCGCATAAGGCAGCAATTGCCAGTGGTTGAACTCGGCGGCGTTGCCTGTGCCGTAGGGGTTGTAGAGGCCGTAGCGTGCGGCGATCTGGGCCCAGGCCTGCGTCTTGGGGCCGTTGGGTCCGTCGAGCCCTCCGACGTCCGCAGCGATGCCGTAGGAGTGCGATGACTTGCCGCTTGCGTCGTAATAAGCCGCGCTGTCGCGCCGGCCCTGGTTCCACGTCTCCATCGGATCGCGATAGCCGGACATCATGGTGAGGTTCAGGCCCTGATTGTTCGCGTCCTGCAGCGCGCCCGCGAGGCGGTTCACCATCTCGGGGTGCATGTTCGAGGTGTCGCCGAGACGCGACGGGTGCTGCGAGACGCTCGCGAGATATTGCAGCGCGAGGTTCGGCGCCGAGGCCTGAGAGCCCGCGATCGGCGTGTTGATGCCTTGCGCGGGCGGCGGCGCATAAGGCTGGGCTCCCGGCTGTACGCTCGGCTGCGCTGGCGCGTTTTGCTGCTGCCGATCATCGAAGATGACCCTACCGGAATAACTGTCGATGAGCTGGTCCTGATTGTTCCAGCGCGGCGCGTCGGGCGTCGCCCATTGGCTCTGGTTCGAGAACGTCTGGTGGTAGGGCGTCTTCCAATAATCCGGATAGTGCAGGCGATTGTCATTGGGATCGATCGCCGAGGTTGCCCTTGGATCGCGCGAACTCAAGGCCCGATAGAAGCCTCGCATGTCGTAATCGCTGACCGGCGCGTCCGGGTTGAAGGGCACGTTGTTGCTCTTCACCCAGCCCCTGAAATCCTGTTCCTCCTGCGGGCTCAGAGGCGTGTTGTAGACGTGATTGCCAGGGGTCACGTACCTCGAGTTGCGGGAATAGGCCGAGTCCCCTGCGCTCGATGTGTTGACGGGTTGTGGCGCATAAGGCTGTACGCTCGGCTGTGCATAGGTTCTGCCGGCATTTGGACCGGCGTTCAGCGGCAGGGTCATGAAAGTGTGGTTGCCGATCTGCCGGACATTGGTGCCGCCTCCCGCCCAATCCGGGGGCTGGCCGGTTTCCATGCCCTTCAACGCATAATAGTTCGTCGCGCCGCCCGTGGGGTCCGGGATCTGGCCGCCGAAGACGCCGTCCACGACCTGGCCAACGCGCTGATAGAGCGGGTCCGATGTCTGGTAGCGCATGGCTCTTGCGCCGGCCTCATTGCCAGGGTTCCAGACGGTGAATTGCTTGGGCGCGCGGATGGCGTTGGTCAGGCCGCCGTTGAATGGATCGCCCCACAGCCCGCTATCGGCGCGTCGCTTCATCACATGCGCGACGGCGGCCCAACCCATAGGAGCCTCGCCGCCGGCCTCGCCGAGGACGGTGCGGATGGCAAGATCGCGGGCGGCGTCACCTATGGCCATCTCACTGGAACGGGTTCGGTTGCTGGTAGGGTGACTGCGCCATGCGCGAGACGGCGAGCGGGACGGAGATAGGCCGCGGGCCTTGCGCGATGGTGCGGATCATTTGCGGCGATTGGAACGCGCGACCGGCGAGATAGGCGACGGGCGCCATGGGCAGCGTTCCGAAATGCTTCAGGAGTTCGAGCGCGATCGCCGAATGGGTGAGCGTTCGCCCGAGGCCCTCATTGCTCGGTCGCATCTGATAGGCGCGTCCGAGTGTCCCGACATCCTCGAGGCGCTGCATCACGCTCGGGTCCTGATTCCTGATGAAATTTTGTGCCTCTTCGCTGAGCGCGCCGCCGCGCTGGCCCAATTGCTTGCCGAAATTGTAGAGGTCGAAATTCGACGCTTTATTGCCAAGATTAGAGATGTAGCCGCCGAGAGCGTCGGCAAGCGGCGTCCTGCCGACCGCCGTCTGGAGATTGGCGAGGATGTCCGGCGAGTCGGTCGCCCCTTTTACGACGGTGTTATAAGCATTCGCATCGCCGCGATCGATGAGTTCCGGCAAGCCTGCATGCATGGCGTCGCTGTAGCGGGCGTTGGCAACTGCGAAATCGTGACCGACGCCCGAAACATTGGCGGCGTCCTGCATGGGGCCTGTCATGGCGTCATAGAGCGGCCTGCGCGCATAGGCCGAGACGCCAGGGATGTTCTGTAGCTCCCGCCCGACGCCGTTGCGGATGCGCTTCAACGCCGAATAGGTAATGGTGGCAGGATTAGCCGCGACACCCGGCGTTCCCGGCAGCGTGAGCGACGGGTTTGGGTGCGTCGTGTAGTGGTACCAAAAGCCCACCGGCAGCGATGCCCTGTTGGCGGGATCGTTGACGTAGGCGTCGAGCGCCTGTCCCGTGAGGGTCTGGCCTGGAGTGCCGGGAACCGCTTGATTGGCGGGAATTTGTAAACTCGCTTCCACGAGTTCATTCCTGTGCGCCTGGAGGGCTGCACGGTCATTCGGATGCAGGTTGGGATCGGCCATCATGGCGTCGATTTGCTGCAGCAGAGGCGTCAGCTGGACTTCACGGTTGCCGGTGCCGGAAGTCGCGTTGATGTGATTTTCGAGCGCGTCCTGCTCGCCGCTCAGGAGGTCCATCCGGTTCTGCGCGTCCTGAACGAGTCGCTGGCCGACCCTCCCAGGATCTGCGGGCGTCTCGACGGTAGGGGCCGTCGTTGGACGTGAAGAAATATCCGCGCCAGCCTGATTGAGCGTATTGACTGCGCCCTCCTCGACCGCGGTTCTGGCTCGGCTTGTTCCTGCGCCGAGGAAGGGAACGTTTCCGATAGTTTTCTCGATAAACCTGAGTACCGGATTCCCGACCATGCCCACAGTCGGCTGGATGCCGAGGCGCTGGGCGGCATCCATGGCCTCTTGCGCGCTCGGTCCCGAAACACCCCCTGGCGCCGCCTGGGAATGCAGCCATCTGCCGGCGCCGTATTCCAGGCCTTGCGGAGCCATGCCGCCGAGCATGGAGCCGATGACCTGGCCCGTGTCGCCGAGATCCAACTGGCGAGCGGCTTCTGCGCCGAGTTGCGAGCCGATGGCAGACGCCGCCGCGCCGCCGACGCGGGTTGCCGCCGTCGAGGCGAGCCGTCCTGCCAGACCCGCTCCGAGGGCAGGCGCCTCGGCGACGGCTTCGCCGAGGCCGAAGGGATTGATGAAAGGCGCGACCACGTCGGCGGCGCGCATGAGCGTCCCGGCATTCGGGTCCATCTGGAGCCCTGCCGCGTTGATGAGGCGCTCGGTCGGCGGGGTCCAGCCGGCGAGGCCTTGTCCCGTGGCGAGCCGGTAGCCGAGCGAGGGGAGGTCCGCGAGCGGAGCGCCGACCATGCGAATGCCGGTGCGGCCAATGAGCTTACCAAAGGCATTAAGGTTCGAGGAGTCGTGGCCGATGTTCCCCGGCACCTCGTCAGCGCCGCCTTGCGCCGGGGCGGGAGCGTAATCGTTCCAGGGGCCGGCGGCAGCGCCGGTCGCGGCTGCGGCACCTGCCGTGGACGCTGCCGCGCCCGCTGCGGGTGCGTAGTCGCTCCAGGGTCCGATGTCGGGCATTACTGCACGGGCGCCCAGCTAGAGGGATTGCTGGGATCGCCGCCGGTGAAGCGGTAGCCTTTGCTGACGGTGCCGACCGGCGGTGGGGCTGGGCCAGCGGGCGCGGCCTGCGGCGTCGGTGCGCCGAAGCCGCTGCGTCCGGTTGGCGCAGCTGCGCCTCCAGGCCCGACGCCGAACAGGTTCGGGTGCTGCGCGCGGATCATCTCGGTCGGGTCGTTGACGTAGATGCTGTTGATCGCGTTGCGCGCCGTGGGGGCGTCGATCTGGCCGTTCTGCCATCTCTGCGCGATGTAGCCGGCGTCGATCTTCTGGCGCGCCGCCGCCTCGAGCGACGACATCACGTCGCCGAAGGTGCGCGGGTCCATCTGCGCTGACGGCAGCGACTGCTTCATCATGCCCATCGCGGCGGCTGACACCCGGCCCGAGCCGAACTGGTCGCGGATCTGGCCGACCATCTCGGCGATGCGCTTGTTGATGTCGGCCATGGCGGCGCTGGGAGTGCCGAGGCTGATGCCCGTGCGATTGAGGATCTCCTGATCGACGGCGCTCAAGGCGCGTCCGGGGAGCGAGCCGGTCCCGACGAGGTCGTGGAGCCGCCGCAAATCAGAGATGTTCTGCAACTCCTTCGCGCCCTCCTGCACGCCCGGCGCGAGCTTGCCGAATGTCTGGAGATCGGCTTCCGCCTGCCCCTTCTGCACCGCCGTCCCGTAGAGCGACGGGCCTTGCCAGACGCCGGGTGCGACCTGCCCGGGGATCTGGCCCGGAGGCAGCTGCGACGGCTGCTGTCCCAGTTGGACCGGTTGTCCAGGCTGCATCTGCATGTAGCCGGTTCGGAGCGTCGGTTGCTGGGACGGCTGTCCCTGACCGTCATAGACGCCGCCCGGCTGACCGGGTTGTCCCGAAATTTGCGTCGGGGGTGGCTGGGCGCCCGACAGGCCCGCGATGGCGCGTGACGGGCCTGATGTCGCCTGTCCGGGCAGCGGGATGCCCATTTGCCCGTAAGGGTCTATGCGCTGCTCGCCCGGGGCCTGATTGAACGGTGCGACACGGGTCCTGGCGATCTCGGCCTGGTCGCTGGTGGACATGCCGGGGCCGCGGGTGGTGGACTGGCCGAAGCTGATCATCGGCAGCACGTCGGACGCGCCTTTGCCCTGCGCCGCATAGCTCGCCAGGATGTCGGCCATGATGCCGTGCTGCTGCGCGCCGCCCTGCCCTGAGTGATAGGCGTTCGACGCGCCCTTATAGGCCTCGCCGCCCTGCGAGAGCGTGTCCTGGCTGGTGTTCGCCGGGAAGCCTTGCGGGGCCGGGGGCGGTCGTCCGACGCCCGGGCTCGTACCGCTGCCGCCGACGCCGCCGCCCGCGCTGTAGCCGGCGGGCGCGCCAGGCCCGGCGACCCCCGGCGATTGCGGCCCGGTCGGCGGCGTGTAGCCGTAGCTGCCGACCTCGGCATTGACCGCGCCCGGAAGCGCGCGTTGCGCGGCGATGCCCTGCTCCTGCGCCGGGACCGTCGATTGCAGCAGGCGGTTCTGCCACATGGCCCGCAGCGTCTCCTGATAGGTGAGCGCCGCCTGGGCCTGGGCCTGCGGGGAGAAGGCGTCGGCCATGCGCCCGAGCGCCGAGCCGAGGCCTGAGGACATTGCGCCGCCGTCATTGACGTAGATCCCTGGCATCTCACGATCCTCAGACGGAGAAGCTCGCTCCCGACTTCAAGGAGCTTCCGATTTTCGATCCGGCGATGTTGGCGAGCGAGCCCGCGAGCGAGCCGGCGATGTTCTGTCCCTGCGCGTATTGCACGGGCGGCACCTGCTGCGCGATGCCGAGCGTCCGCGCGATGCCCTGGCGGATGTCGGACTGCAGGCCGATCGCCTGATTGCCCTGCGCGAGCGCGGTGTTGACGTTCGCCGCGGCTGAGCCGAAGGCGCCGCCATAGCCTTGCAGGTTGGCGAGAGCCTGGATGCGGCCCTGCGCGTCGCGCGTCGCCTGCGTGATGGTCCTGGCCATCTGGTCGGTGATGGCGGGATTGGCCGGCGAGCCCTGGTCGCCGACATTGGCGCCGAGCACCGCGGTGTTCGGGTCCGAGGCCGGTCCGGTGCCGTAGGCCCCCATCTGGTTGACGAGCGTCTGCGAGGCTTGCTGCTGCGTCTGCGTCTGAGCCTGGGGCGTGACCTGGCTCAGGGTCTGCTGCCGCGCGGCCTCGGCCTTCTGGCGGGCCGCCTCGTCGGCGGCGCGGGCTTGCGCGGCCTGCTGCTGCTGAGAGGCCACCCAATCGTCGTTGGCCTTCTGCTGCGCGTCCATGGTCGATTGCTCGCCCATGTAGCCGATGCCTGCGGAGACGACCGAGCCCGCGGCGGCGATGAGGGAGATGGGATCGCACATTTAACTGTAAGCCCGTCCGGAGGAGGTCGAGGCCGAGGCGACGCTCCCCGGCACCTGCCCACTCATCGTCCCGGGATAAGCCCCGTATGGCGACGGCGTCGCGTAGGGCGAGGCGTAGCTCGCGATGCCGGACGCGACCGCGGTGAGCGCCGGCCCGAAGAGCTGCGCGCCCGGCGTGAACATCGGCGTCTTGAGGTTGATGGCGTTGGCCGAGCTCTGCGCGAGGTCCGCGGCAAGCGTCGGGTCCTCGGTCGAGTAGAGCTGGTTGATGACCGACTGCTTCTCGGACTGAACCTGATTCCTCAGATCGTTCTCGGCGCCCGATGCATCCGAGACGATTTTCGCCTTTTGCAGCTGATCGTTATAGGCGAGCTCGCCCTGCTTGTCCGCCGCCATGCTCGAGCGCGTCGTGCCGGCATTGGCGAGGTTGTAGCTGAGATCGCGATTCGCCTCCTGATACTGTCGCGCCTCATCCGGCATGTAAAGGTCGAGGTAATTCTGCCGGTATTTGTTGTAGAAAGCCTCGTCGAAGCCGCCGGCTGTCCCGGTCTGCGTGGTCGTGGACACGTCGAGCGGATCGCCGGGATAGTACTGCTTGCCGCTCGCGTCCTGCAGGCCCCAGACGGTGCCGCCGCTTCCCCCGGTGTTGACCGTGCCGTCAGGGTTGTAGTTCACACCGCCATAGGAGAAGGCGCCGATCGCGGGCGCTTCCGGCGCCACGAGCTGTCCCGTGTTCGGGTCCTTGCTCCATCCAGCCGGCATCGCGTAGGCACCGGCACCCGCGGGAGCCGCCGCGCCTGTGGCACCCGCGGCGCCACCGCCCTTGGCAGGCAGTTGCACCGGGGTGTAGCCCGCGGGCGCGCCCGAGGGACCATACATGGGATAGCCGGTCGCCGGGTCCGTCTGCGGGTGCTGGTAATCGACGTTCGTGTTGAAGTTCTTCCAATCGTAAGGGGTCTTGGTGGTCGAGTAGACGGGCGAGCCCTCGAAGATCTGGTTGATCGCGGTCATGCCCTGGTTGAGGTGCTGCTGTCTGAGCGCCTCCTTCTGCTGCGCCTCGGCGGCCTGCTGCTGCTGGAACTGCACGGCCTGGTCGTTCGTCGCCTTTCCGCCGGACATCAGAGAGCCCTCGCCAATGCGCCGCCCTGCGGCGCGAAATCGAATTTCCCGAAGAGGTTCACGAGCAATTTATTCGCCGGGAAGATCGTGGCGAGGAAGGCGCAGCAGCCGTCGCCCCTCGCCATGTCGATCGCCGCGGTGAGAAGAGCGCGCCCGACAGGAGTTTTTCGCCAAGCCGGATACACGTAGAACATCCACATGACCGCGTACGGGCGCGAAGTGAAGGAGTGCTCGGTACCGTAGGAGAAAAAGCCCAGGATCTCGTCCATGCGGTCGGCGACGATGAAAGGCGTCGTGCCCTGGCGGATGCGCTGACGGCAGACGTCGAGCCAGCGGTCCGGATCATATTCGGCGAAAGCGCCGAAGCCGGATTCGTCGAAGAAGCCGCGACCGATCTCGCGGATCACCCGGGAGACGTCGTTCTCATGCGCAAGGCGCATCCTAATGCACGGCTGTGCGTCCATCCGTCCATGTCCGCGCGAACAGATAAAAATCCTCGCCGCCCCGCCCGAAGGCCTTAACGCGCGCCTCGAGTTCGAAGCCGATGATGTGCAGCCACCTGATGACCTCGTCATTGCCGCACATGGGGCGGCATTCAACACGGTGGACGCCCGCATTCTTCAGGCCCGGCATGATCGTCCTTACGACGAAGCGCGTCACCTCGCGCCCGACCTTCGGCCATTTCGGAGTGCCGAAGATCCAACTGCTGCACAGGCCGGACCAGATGGGCACGAGGCCGCCGACGACGGCGGGCTCCTGCGTCCCGTCGAGGCGCGCTTCCCAGCCGATCATGGGTATCGCCATCATGCGCGCGAGCGTCTCCTCCCACGAGCCCTGCCAGGCCGTGGCGCGCAATTCGACCTCGTCGGCGGTCCGTAGGTGCGAGAGGACCCAGCGCAGGCCTTCCTCGGTGAGGTTCGCGATCATCCCTCTGCGCCCCCCTCGTAGAAGATCATGAGGTTGCCGAGCGTCGCCTGCTGCGTGTCGGTCGTGCGCAGGCGCAGCGACACATGCGTCGCGGTGCCGGCCAGCAACTGCCCGACATAGGGCGAATAGGTCGCGCCCGTGATGGTCGCGACGAACTCCTCGTCCGTCTGGTCCGTAGGCTCCTGCGCGACCGACAGCGACCAGGTCCCGACGCAGCCGACATCGAAGCCCTGCAGAACCTTGGCGATATGCGGCTTATCGAAGCTCAAGGCCGGCGTGATGACCTCGGCCTGCGTCGCGTCGTAGGTGCCCTGATTCCAGCCGGCATATTGATAGATGACGCCGTCCGAGCCGCGGAGCATCACGTAAGGATCGGCGATGCAGGCGTCGGTGATGAGGGTGCCGCTCGCGCCCGGCGGATCGAACCGGCTCCAGGCCGTGATGGTCGGCTCCTGAAAGGTCGTGAGGACATAAATGCGGTCCTGCAGCACCAGCCACAGACGTCCGCTGCGGGGCTCGACGAGGGTCCGGGCATTGGTGAACCAGGGCGTGCCGTAGTTCCAGATCAACGGGCGGATCTCGTTGTCGAGCGGCGTCCCGACATCGGTCACGCCCGCCGTCAAGGTCACGTTCTGGGCACGGACCGAGCGCACGCCGCGCGGCGAGAGATAGACGATGTCGCCATTGCCGAACTGGGTGACGGCATTCGCGGACAATACGCCGGTCTGGCGCAGCAATTGCTTGAAGGCGTTCTGCGTCGGGTCGCCGGCGACCTGCCAGAACTGCGTCGAAATCTGGCTGAAGATCGCCAATTGCCCGTAATAGATCTCCAGCCCGACGAGGTTGACGCTCTCGCCGTCCTCGACCGACAGGTCGATCCAGCCCGAGCCGTCATTGGTCGTGCCGGTCGGCGGTGTCCAATGGTCAGGATGGTCGATCGCCGAGAAGCGCAGCAGCGAGCCGTCGACCCCGTACATCTTCTCGCCGTAGGTCCGGACCGCCGACGCCGTCGCCATGGCGTCGGTCACGAAATTTTGGCCGTAATAATGATAATAGCGCCCGTTCGTGCCGTGCATGACGATGTAGAACGCGCCCGAATACAGGTCCCAGGAAGCAACGCGGTCGTAGGTCGTCTGATAAGGAATGGTGATGATGCCGGGCGTCCGCCCCGAAGGACCCGTCACGTTGCCGGCGCCGTTCTCCACCACATAAGTGACCCCGTTCATCGACACGCAGCCGAGCGAGCCCGCAGGAGCGTCGTAGGTCGATACGAAGGCGGCGCGCTTCTCGATCTCGGCGCCGGCGTTGATGATGGCGTTGCGCAGCAATCGCAGCGAGCCCGCGGGCGCGGTCACATAGGATTTCCTCAGGTCCATGCCTTGTTTAAAATCTTGGATAGCATAAGCTGCCATGTATAGCCAATCCCTAGTGAAGTGTTGTCCAAGACTTGTTATTAGCAATATAAGAAATAGTCGTGCTTGTAACTCCGAACTTCTTGGCCAGCACTGTGTACAGGCCTCCTAAGGCCCAGGAATATAGTCGATATACGGCGTCGCGACCTTCACCCAGGCATCGCCCTGGCCGAGCGGCTTGATCGGACGCTTGTTGGCTCCGGAGCGCCCGAGCAGACGCCGGATGTAGGCCTGCGCCATGTTGCCCTTGAGACTTGCGACCTCGCTCTTCTGCTGCCCGAGCAGTTCCGCCGCCGCGGTCAAGACGATCGCGGTCGAATCGATCATGCACGGATCGGTATCCACGGCGAGCGGGTTCAGCGGCGCCTGCCCGAGCCAGCGCATGGGGCAGGACTGCACCGGGATGGGCCAGAGCTGCGCCTGCCCGCCGATCTGGGTGAGCTGGGTCGAGGTGTTGACCACCGCGTTGTTGCGCCAGCGCATGGGCGGCCAGGCGATCAGCGTCTCGTTGATCGAATCCTCGAAGCCGTAGACCAGCTGCCGCCACACCGCCTGATACCCCGTCATGTATGTCTGGTTGTACCAGAGCGATCTGACGTTCTCGAAAGGCATCGTCGCGTCGTAGGTGATGTACTTCTGCTGCGCGGGTTGCGTGAAGTCGATGCGATAGGTCAAGTGCGGCCACACATACTCGTTCCATAGCTGCCGCTGCACGCGCGCGAGCAGCACGTTCTGAAGATCGATGGCGTTGATGCCGACAGCCGTCGAGAGCGACGAATAGATCTCGGCGCGCAGCTCCCGCCGTAACTCGGAAAGCGCGACGCCGAGCGCCATGTCAGATCTCCATTTCCGGCTCGACCTGGCGGTTGGGGGCGGGCCGGCGCGGCGGCTTCTGGCGCAACGCCGGCTCGTCTCTCTTCACCTCGCGCGCCGGCTCCTCACCCGCTGCCGGAGCGCCCGGACGGTCGCCGGGGAAGACCGCTTCGATATACGGCCTTCGCCCGGGATAGACCATCTCGACCGGCTCCTTGCCGTAAATGCCGATGAGCCGGTTCTTCTCGTCGCTGAG